AAGAGCCAATTACACCAGAGGAAGTTGTAGCTTGTATGGTTGGAGTTAAAACTGCTAGACTAGCAGAGGATATAAACAAAGATGATTCTTGGATAGATATTATAGGATACGCTGCATTAGGAGGCGAAATAATTAATGACAAGTGAACAATATCACTTAAACGGATTTAATGTTATTGATCAAGACATAAAAGATTTATCTTGGGGTAACATAGACTTTGACTGGTCTCCTCCAAGTGACTTTCCAGATTTAACAAAAGCATCAAGAATAGCCGTAGACTTGGAAACAAGAGATCCTAATTTAATAAAGTTAGGGCCTGGATGGTGTAGAAAAGATGGATACATTATAGGAATAGCAGTCGCTGCAGGCGATTTTCAAGGTTATTATCCCATACGACATGCTCAAGGTAATATAGATTCAAAGTTGGTGTTTAACTGGTTTAGAAAACAAATGGATACACCACACATACCAAAAATATTTCATAACTCTATGTATGACGTTGGATGGTTAAGGGCAGAGGGAATAGAAGTCAAAGGTCCCATATTAGATACAATGATTATGGCTCCACTGATTGATGAAAATAGAAGGTTCTATAATTTAAATAGTCTCGCTATTGATTATTTAAAAGAGTTTAAAAACGAAAAAACTTTGAGACATGCTGCAAGTGAGTTTGGTGTAGATCCAAAATCAGAGATGTATAAATTACCTGCTAAATATGTGGGTGCGTATGCAGAACAAGATGCTGCCGTTACTTTAAAATTATATGATCACTTTGTAACTCTTTTAGATAAAGAAGAATGTACAAGTATATTTGAATTAGAAACATCTTTACTACCCGTTATTCTAGACATGAAAACAAAAGGGGTACGAGTTGATCTAGATCAAGCAGAAAAAACTAGAAAACAAATGGCAACTCAAGAAAAGAAGTTACTTGATGAGATAGTCAAAGAGACTGGTGTTGCGATTGAACCTTGGGTCAGCACATCTATAGCACAAGTCTTTGATTTTTTTGGACTTGAGTATTCTCGCACAGAAAAGAGCAGGTCTCCCTCTTTCACAAAACAATTTCTCTCTCACCATCCTCATCCAATAGCAAAAAAGATTGTTAAGATAAGAGAACTTAACAAAGCGAATACTACGTTTGTTGAAACAATTCTTAATCATGCTCATAATGGTCGTATACATTGTGACTTTCATCCTCTCCGTACTGACGATGGTGGAACTGTAACTGGTCGTTTTAGTTCTAGTAATCCTAATCTACAACAAATACCATCTAGAGATTTAGAAATCAAGAAGGCTATTAGAGGGTTGTTTATTCCAGAGGATGGATGTAAGTGGGGTTCTTTTGATTATGCTTCACAAGAGCCAAGATGGTTGGCACATTATTGTGCTAAACCAATGGATGGATATGTACATCCTTTGATCGAGGAAGTAGTAACCATGTATAAGGAAGGAAAAGCAGACTTTCATCAAATGGTTGCAGATATGGCAAGTATAAGTAGAAAAGAGGCTAAAACTGTAAACCTTGGAATTATGTATGGCATGGGCCGTAAAAAACTAGCAGATACTTTAGCTATAACAGAAGAAGAGGCAAAAGAATTATTAGAAACATATAATAAAGAAGTTCCATTTGTAAAAGACCTGGCAACGAGAGTTTCAAACTATGCGTCTAATCATGGAATTATAAGAACTCAACTAGGTAGAAAATGTCGTTTTGAATTATATGAACCAAGAGGTTTTTCTTCCAAAAGACCTTTGCCACTGAAAGATGCAGTGAAAGAATATCAGAATGTTCAGAGAGCATATACATACAAGGCGCTCAATAGATTGATTCAAGGATCAAGTGCAGACCAAACTAAAAAGGCAATGGTCGATTGTTATGCAGCAGGTTTATGTCCGATGTTAACAGTTCACGATGAACTCTGTTTTAATATCGAAAATGAAGAGCAAGTAGACAAAATAAAAGAGATAATGACCACTTGTGTTCCCGAAGTAAGAATACCTTTTGAAGTTGACGCTGAACTAGGAGATAATTGGGGTCAAATCAGCTAAAAAGCTTGAAAACGATCACAGATAGCCATACAATAGAAGTGCATAACGTAACGTAAGATCACACACGGAGGTATCGTTTCACCTCTGTGTGGCGATCTGAGAGCCTCGTTTTTTCAAAGATTCCATAATTTTGGTGCGTTTTTCGTCTGTTAGCGTTGACCAAGTAGATATTTCACTTAATGTTCTAAAACAACCAATGCAACTATAATTTTCTATCTTACATACGTTTCGGCACGGGCTTACAATACGCTGTAATTTTTTTTGGAGGTTCATCTTCTTGTGGAATCCTTGGTTGATCTGTTAGTTTTTGTGCAAAGTACAAACATCTGTCTACACTTTTAAATCTTTGTGTTTGATTTACGATTTGTGAATCTATCATAAACACTAACAGAAATTCAATCATTCTTTTTTGGTCTTCCAGAAATATTCATCAGTATCTCCAAGTCTAAACTTCTGTCCGTTTTCGACCTGGTATTCTATTGTACTGACTTTAAAGTCTGGTTGCAATGGCTCCTCTGGAGTTAAAGAATTATCATAGACACGCATTCTATTGTTTGGATATAAACAAAACTGTCCGTTACTAAGTTCTATGATATTGTGTGATTTATGTTCTGCTGGTTTTTCACTGGTTGAATAATCAATAACATCTGGATCTGCATGATAGTTATCTAATGTTGCTACATATTGACCCGTCAATGTTCCGTGGTCTCTGGTATATACTTCAAAGTCCATGGACGCTATAAAGTTCTTAGTAATAGCAACCACGCCATAATCCATGCAATTCCAAAACTGGAGATTGTAAAGATCCATATCTGGAGTCGGGACAACTGGCTTAGAAACGAATGCACTAATAGGTAACTTATCATACAAAGCACCATAATCGGGAAGGTAAGTTTCGAAATAAAACGCTCTCCCAGGTATAGACTTGGCTGTAATCCAAATACCTTTAACAAACTCTCCATGACCATCCTCATGATCTCTTAAGTATTCTCTTCTGACCCATACATCTATCGATGGTAAATTGACAATTGACGTTGACATTATGACTTAGGATTCTTTTTTCTGGCGTTCTTTGTTCGTGCATAAGATCTGTTCTTCGATGCTGATACAACTTTCAGTTTACTGTGTTTCTTCAGCGCATTACCACCAACATGATGTACATCTTTGCCATCGCCTTTTTTGACGAGACCTTTCTTCATCATTTGTCTACGAGCATAATTACGATTGACCCTTTTCTTCCTACGAGATTTAGGCTCTATTGCATATTCTCTTTGATAATTACGTTTGTATGCCATTAATGTAACATTTCTTTCGGTATCATCTGTATTTGAACAAGAGGTTGTGAAATATGAGAATCATGATAGTCTCCATAAAAGTCATAATCTCTTGTAACAGTTTCCTTCACAATTACTCCATCTACAATTTTTATAGTAGAGAACTCTTGTCTAATTATATTATCACCATGATCTTGTGTCACTGCATCTTTTAGAGGACCTTTTTTCATACAATTAATCCTTTCCTATATCCATTTGTTCTGTCATAGGTAAGCACATCTTTTCTGTTTTCGCCTTGGTTGTTGTATGAGACATGAACCCAACCAGAACTTGGATCTCCAGTATAGCATTCTAAAATCAATTGATCAAAGTCCATCTTGTCTTGTATATATTGAGCAAGTTTTAAATTATCAACGCCTGGTATTTCTATATCTGCTGCTTGACCTTTTGCATGTTGACTATTGGCGTTTGAACCAATCGCTTCACACAAGGCAACACTGCGATATCCAGAGTTAATAACCATAGGTTTTTGAAAGTGATATCGTATCTCTTCAAGAACAGCGTGACACAACTGTTCCATAGCTTCTATATGGTTATCATCTGGTGTGTTGTCAATACCTTTGCGTTCTGCTGTTTGTGATTTTGTAAACTCTGTTAGACTAAAATGTGCCGATAGTTTCATTGATTTCTCCTTGCTATTTCTAAATTTTTAGCAGCCTCTATTGGGTTGCTACCTAATAAAGAAATTAAAGATGAATTTATTTGTTGTCCAGTATTTAAGTTACTTGTCTGTGCAGGAGCAGTGGTCACTGGTTGTTTAGTTCTTGTAAAAGGAATGGGTCTTTCTTTAGTTTGTACTGGAGTATCTTCTTTTTTATCAACAGATCTTGCAGTGAATTGTCTGTTGTTTTGTTCTTTCAATATTTGATTTATTTCATCTCTCGGATATTCACCAATTGTACCTTCCCTTCTCATTGCTCTTCTAATAGTTATAGCTGCATTTGGAAGTGGCTCATATCTACCTCGTACTAAACCTCTTATTCCAGTTACACCATTCTGTTTAAATAATTTTATTATCTCTCTTTCACTTTTACCAAGTCTTTTTAAATCTTGAATAATTGCATAAAACTCATTAAACACTCTAAACCTGGCTTCGTTACCATTTTGATATGCTTCAAGTAATTCCTCTTTTGATACATTAGCTCTTCTTGCAACACTATTAAAGATACTTGATGCGTTTTTTCTAGCTTCAGAAAACTCGTATCCTTTAAACTTCAACGCTAGTTCTGGATCCATTTCATTTGTGCCTCCAAGTAAAGCACCATAAAACTCTCTATATAGTTTAGGTTGTCTTCCTAATCTGTCTTTCTCTGTTATTCCTAAATGACCTCCAAAGATACTTCTTGTAAAGTCACCTGCTACAAACTCTCCACCTCTTACGTTGTATGGAAACGCACCTGGCATAAATCCATCCAGAATATGTTTAAAACTTTTTGCCATTTTATCGCCAATAGAATCTTGTTCATTATAAACTCTAGCTCCAAGTTCTGTTGACCCACCTCTACCTCCAACTACTCTTCCAAATACTTTAGTTAAAATATTTTCTGACTCTGGATCAGCGACATCTCTTAATTTAGCAAATATAATCGCTTCTTCTGTGTATGGCTTAAATAACTCTCCAAATGATTCCATAAAACCTTGAAATATAGCTTTGTCAAAACCTCCACCCTCATTTCTGACTTCATCAAACTTGTTAAAAGCACCCATAGCTATTTTTTCTAAATCACCATACGGAGTAAAATAACTAAAATTATTGTAAAGTATCTTGCCATCTTCTGTTCTACCTACTGGTATTAATCGTGCATTTTTCTCCCACGGTGGAGCAAAAGATCTTTGATAAGCTTCCATCTCTTCTGGAGATACACCACTTAATTTATAGGCGAGTTGTGTTGTTGCATATGGCACTGCACCCAAGGTAAATAAAGTACCACTCATTCTTCTTAATCCTATGTTTTGAGTCAAAGGATCTGCCATTTCGTCTAGTGCTAACTTTATTGTATTACCAGTTGTTCTAATTATTTCGTATGGAAAAGATACAAAGTTACCAAAAGGTAGCTTTCTTAATCCTTTAATAAACTCTGGTGTGAGGTTGTAGTTTGGAACTGTGTTTTTTACAATATCTGCTGCTCTTTCATTCAACAATCTACCGACAAGTTGGTCGTTTGTTAAATTAACACCATCGTCTCCTACTCTTAAAGCATTAACTTTGTCTTGACCTAAAACTTTTGTAAAGTAATCTAACTTGTCTTTAGTGGAGGCTCCTGTAAACACATTATTTAATTTAGTTTTTTCAAACTCAAAGTTATATATTTTAAAAGAGTTATCACTAGCTTGATAAGCTTTTTCTAACTTTTTCAAAACTTTCTTGTTTAAGAAATTACCAAAAGTGGTGTCAGTAAATCTACTTCCAAACTCTCTTCCTACTCGTTGTCCGTTAATAACTTCATTACTGCCTTGAAAACCAAAACCTTCATCAATAAGTTTTTTTATCTCTTGTATTTCTGGTTGTGTTCCTAATAATCCTAGTCGATCATATTTTTTTAAAGTTTCAATAGCCTCTTCTGGTGGTAAATTTTTCAAGTCTGAAAAAGCTATCTTTACAGATTCAAGAAGATTTGCACCTTTGCCTATGTTACCTTGCATGGTTGCAAATAGAGTTGCAGTTGTAAAGTTTCTAATTTGTGTGACGGGAGACAAAACAGTTTTAGCATATTGAGTTGCACCCT